ACATCCTTAACCTGCTTAAGACCTGAACCAGCATCTTTAAGTTTTGCTGAATCATCATCGGACTTATAATTTTCTGGTGTAGGACCACCTAAGTCTTCCCAACTGCCAGTCTGACCATCGGGAATACCTGTAGTAAGCTTCTGCATAGGATCTGCTGATTTAGCGTTGGCATTCACAGCAGTTTTGGATTGCTTTGTGCCTACTTCCATTTCCTGTAAGTTTTTACCACGAGACATTTGAAACTCTCCGTTTAACCTTTGTTAATTAACTATATTTATTTATAATTTAAAAAATTACAATGAATTTAAGAAATCGTTAAATAGATTTAATTTGTTTTCTTCTAATTGTTTAGAATCAACTAGAGTGTTAATTCTTTTCTGTATTCTTAAAACTTTTTGCTCTAGAATACCATTATTCCATACCCACTCAACACCTTCCATAATTCCAGATACAAATGCATCCGGAGCAGAAGGATCTGCAACAATATCGGCGGCGGTGGCAAGCATAAAATCCTCACCAACTTCTTTATATCCTTTATTGTTCTCTCTTAATGAACCAATACCACGAGAAGAAACACCAAGGCACACTCCATCATTAAGAAGTGATTCTGCAATTTTACCCATAGGAGTTGATAAAATTTGTGCCTTTCCAATCCAAGTATTGCCTTTTTGTTCAAGGCAAACAATTTTATGTGAAACACGATCTAAATTTACAGTAGGACCATCAGGATGTCCTAGTTCACCAAGAGCACGACCTTTTTGAATATAATTTTCATTATAACGTTTTACTTCTCTTTCCATAATAGAAAACGGATACATTCTTCCATTTCTATTTACGCATTCTGATTGTAAAAAAGGTCCTGTTATATAAAGTCTTTTGTTACCACCAGTTCCTTCAGTGAGAACTTCAACCTTTTCTATTTCTTCGGTGATTAGTTTCATTTTAAACTTTACAGTCTTTTATTATATATTTATTATTATTGATAAATTGGATTATTATTTTCATCATGCCTTTGATATGAATCAATAACTGCAACTGGATTATTATTTTCATCATGGCGTACATAAGATGAAGAAATACCAACTTGATTACTTTCATCATGACGCACATAATCTCCATTCCAATCATAATAAGTTATAGTACTCCAACCCTCATTCCCACTAAATTGAGTTCTTGCTATTGATATTGGTTGAGAAGATACCTGTTGATTATTTTGGTCGTGCTTTATATACATTTTAAATATCTAAATTTTCATTTAGTGGACATTTAATTTAACTAACTTTCTTCTGTTTGGTCGTCAGAAAATAATGATGCAGCAACTGCTGGTCTAAAAGAATCTATTTTTTCTGCTGATTTAGCAAATAAAATTTCTTTAATCTTATCACTTACACTTGATGGTGATTCATCGGTCATAATCATATCCATTAATTCGTCCATAAAAGTTAAAAAACAACTATAAGGTATTTAGTGTATTATTTAGTAGGAGCATTTACAGCAGAGTCATCTAATTGAGGTTCAATGGGAATTTTTCCAGATTCTCCTTTAATATTATCACCGGTATTCTGTGTAGGAATGGGAAGACCAGTTTCTGGATCTATTGGTGCATTTGGATCAGGAATAATTCCATTTTCAATTTCTTTTTGTATAAGAATATCTTGCTCAATAATTTCTTCATCAGTTTGACGAAGAATTTTTCTTCTTATATAATCTTGGGAATAATACTTTCCAATATAAGGTTCAGCAGTAGCGGCCATATTTAATCTTTCTGTCATTAACTCTGCGTCTTTAAGTTCAGAAAAATGATTATCATAAAGAAAATCAAATTGTATATGTTCACTCATTATCTTCCAGTCTTCTGGAGTAATAATATTTTTTAAGATAAGTTGAGTTTTTAGCATATCTGCAAACATTGCAGAAAATCTTTTTCTCAATCTACCGACAAATTTAGTAAATTTTAATTCATCTCTTAAAATTTCTGATGATCTTCCTAAATTAAACCCACCTTCACCACCAATTCTGGTAACTGGAACATTCAAAGAACGATAAAGTTTTTCTTGAAAATAATTAATATCAGTAATTTCTCCAAGATTTTGTCCCCCAGGAAGAGTAGTAATTTCGGTTCCTCTACCACCTTCGCGTCTAGGCAACCAAAAATCTTCCAACATACTCATAAATTTTTTATCATCACGAATTTCCCCGGTGCTTGCATCATATACAAGTTTATTACGATATCGCATCATAACATCACGAAGATATTGTTCTGCTTTTACTTTTGGAAGATTTCCTACATCAATATAAAAAATTCTTCTTTCAGGTGCTCTTGAAAGTCTATAAATCACCAAAGAATCTTCAATCATCCGAAGTTGATTGAGTGATTTAATTGCCTTGTGTAAATATGATAAAACTGTATTTTTATTTCTATCAACTAATCCGGAAGTGCAATAAGTAATTGCATCTTTTGCAATTCTTATACCACCAGAATTATTATTACCTCCTGAAATATTTCCCATAATACCAGCAGTATTATAATATCCTTTAGGATTATAAACAAAATATTCTTCTATTTCAGGAAAAGAATATTCCATAGGACCATTTAAATTTTTATTTGAGATATTTAATTCATCTTTGTTTGTCTTTTTTTTCTGCCTTACATAGCGCATTTTCATTGCATCTATATAACGCAATTCTTTAATTCCTTCATGTGGTTTCTTAAAATCAATTATTTTATGATAATATAATCTTCCATCAGTATACCAATTTCTATATATTTCATGAGATTTTTTATCAAAATCCAATAATTCTAGTATATATTTAAATTCTTCTCTTATTTTTCTTTTAATGCCATCACTCGCATTTAAGTTAGAAAGTTCTATTTGAATTGGAGAATCGTTAGTATCTGATACAATTGCTTCATTTACAATATCTTCAATAGCACTATCAACTTCAGGATGAAGTGCCATTTCTCGGTATCGCTTCATCATATCAAATTCAGTTTTGTAGACACCTTCTATGTCTAAATGAGTACCAAAAAATCCACTTGTTAAATAATGGTCAACCCCGTCCTCATTATTGGGAGGTACGGGGGAAACCGCAGATGGAGTTAGTGGTGCATCATCTTCAATAGAAAATCCAAATAATTTTGCCATAATTTAAGTTTACTATATTCGTTCTATTTATTAAGCACCTCGGCGCTCTGGATAAAGGTAGTTGACTTGAAACTCTACTGTGAATTCTTCAATCGTATCGCTAGTATCATACGAGAGGTCAATTTGGGATATATTTGTTGGGAAAATATCAACAAATTTATATTGAGCAAGAATAGGTGCGTTTGGATTTGAGTTAGAAGAAGTTTGTCTTCTTGAACGTGCTCTTCCAAGTTGATATACAGTAGCATTGCCCATATAAGAAGCTGGATTTGTCAAACCTGAATGATTTTCATATTGAGCGACATTTTGCATCCATGCTTCAAATGATCTTCTACTAGTAAAATCTTCGTCATTAATTACAGTAACTGTCCAAGTATCAAATGTTCTATCTCCAGCAACTTTTAATATTCTTCTTCTAAATGGAACATCTATCGGAGCAATATTTGATGCTGGTAATGCAGCTGCTTTACATAAAAATCTAAACTTATTTATATCAAATCTTGAATTTCCACCATCTCTCTGAATAGATAAACCCGGAGTTAATGGTGGAAATGTAACAGCGACCTCAAATAGGTTGGGTCTTGCACCTCCACCAGAAAGCTTAGATTTAAAAGATGAAATTCCTCTAGTTGGGATTGTTGCCATTTTAGGTTCCTCCTTTTGTTATTAGTTAATAAAATTAAACGTTTCCAGCAACTTCTTCAAAACTCACACCTGTTCTAGTTGCAACAAAAGTAAGGGTGACATAATTAATTGATCTGGTAGGTTTAAGAAATATGTCAGCTCTAAATTCATTATTATCAATTACATCCGGAGTATTATTGGATTCATCGCAAATAACGCTAAAATCAAATATTCCACGCTTTGCCTGAACATCGCGTAAGTATGGTTCTACAATATTTACAAAATTTGATCTTGTAATTTCATCATTAAATTCAAATAGTTGTTCGTGTGCAGATCTTTCTAGAGCCTGCTCTACAGTTAAGAAAAGTCTGCGAACGTTAATCCTGTCAAATGCCGATGCATAACCAAGAGCTGTTTTATCACCAAAAAGAATAAATCCGGAACCAGTTTGGTTTATAATTGGATTAATTCTATTAGAATAAAGTAAATCTCTTTCGGATTTATTTGGATTATATGCAAGTTTTATTGCATTATTTAATACTCCTCTTTGTTGTCCAGCTGGAGAGAACCAAGGATAAGAATTTAAGTTTGTTCTTGCCATCAATCCAGCAACATCAGCATTGCAAGGAATATATGCAAATTTATTCCTAAACCTATCGTAAGTGTATTTATATCCACTATCAAAAACGGCATATGATGAAGAAGATAATTGAGTAAAAAATCTAATAATATTGTTTGTTTGAATGTCTGAATTTAAGACGTCTACAACACCGGTTTTATATGGAGAAATTACTGCAATACAATCTTTCCTTGAATTTGCAATGGAAATTAAATAATTAGCCTTTGCTTGAGATTGAGATTCTGATACAAGACTTGGACCATAGATAAGAAAATCAACTTCAATTTCATCTTTATTTGAAAACAAACTATAACCATTAACTAAAGATGATAGAGTTGCTGTTCCAGATCCATAATCAACACCACCTAAAAGATTATAAGTTTTATTACCAATTGAATTGAACACAATTCCCTGGGCATTTCTTCCCCAAATTCCATCAGAAATAGTTAAAGGAGTAAATCCTACAGAAAATCCACCAACGGTTGGGGAAGTTCCTTGCACTGAATCTGAATCTGAAGATGGATTTGCGCCAGCGTAAATATAGTTTGAATAAGTTGCAAGATAATCTTTATACCATATTTTGATAGGTGAGTCAACTGCAGAAACTGCGTCTCTTGACTTTGATAGACTTAAATGTTTCTCTAAAATATTTCCTTGTATTCCACTTACTTTCCCATCATCATCAATTATTGCAATATGTAATGCATCATTTCTACCACTTCTTTGTAATGAATAATCTGTTGTTCTTGGTTTATCTGCAATTGATCTCCAAAAAATAGTAGAATTTGTTAAACCTAAAGTTTGCTGATTGTACCAATCAAATATAGATTCAACAGTTAAAATTGTTGGTTGAGAAATGTCAGTAACTGTTATTTCTATTGCATCTTGATCAATAATATCAGTTACAGTTAGAGTAACATCGTCAGTTACATCATCACCACCAACTTCAGAACCTAAAATTGTAATTGTGTCTCCAACTTTATATTTTATCCCACTTTCTTCAATATCAAATAAGGTTATATTTCCATCACCATTTCTTTCAATAGTAAATTCTGCTCCAACTCCAGATCCTGAAGTAGTTCCAGTTAATCCACTATAAGTTGCCGCCGCGCCAACAGTAGTTCCAGATCCAGTAATACCGTCAATATTTCCACCTCCACCAATTAATGATCCTGATATTGTGAATTGGTTACTAATTTGATACCCGGAACCGCCAGCAATTTTTTCTACGGAACTAATTGCCCCACTAGAATTTCTGGTTATAGTAAAAGATGCCTCAGAACCCGAACCACCAACGGTTGTTATTCCAGTATATACTTCATCTGCTTCACTAAGAATTGTTGTGCCATCAGAGAAAGAAAATGTCTCAATAAATCCTAAAACATTTTCTAAACCTATATTAGTACCGGAACTATCCACAAAATAAAGAGTATCTTGAGATTGAATAGATGATGCTGGATCATTTTCAGCATAACCAATTGGATCTTCTACTCCACTATTGGATATTCTTGATATTATTTTTACATCTATTGAACTCTTACTATTTGAAGGATCATTTACTAATCCCGTAATAATTCCTTTTAAGTATCCATCAAAGGTATTTACTACTCCATTTCCCGGTATTTCAAGGTTTAGTGAAGTTGTAACAGCAAGACCCACAGTTATATTTAAACTATTCAAATTTGCTGTACCTAATCCAATAATTTGATCTGCCTTATCGTCAATAAAGCAAACTTTTAAATCATTTCCCCAAGACCCAGGAGTCTTTGCAGAAAAATAAAATGGTTGACCATCATCATCGGAATGATCAAAATTATAATTATCCAGATTTTTTATTTTTAAAACACCTGATGTTGTATTTACTCCTGCATGAGCATTATTTAGAGAAGGATCATCTACTCTCACAGTCTTTAAAATTCCACCATAAGAGAGGTAAGATGAAGCACTCATCCAATACTCATATTGATCACCTATAGACGATGGATCTCCAAAGGTTTTAAGTAATTCCTGTTCTGTGTCTATTTGAATAGGTTCATCTACTGGACCTATAGAAAAAGGACCTGCTATAGCACCAATGTTATCTAAAACATTATCCGCCCTACCTACTGTTAAATCAACTTCCCGAATAAGAACTCCAGGAGATAATTGAGGAGTAGCCATTTTTTGCTCCCTAAACTCATTTTACTAAAAATATTTATACTTTACAAGTTTTTAACGACTATAATCCCACATATATGACATATCACCATATTCATCAGTGAACCATCTATCACCATCTTTATCAACAAAGGTATTTTCTTCGTTTATTCCATCAACTATGAATCCAAACGGTGACATATCTTGATCAACTTGATTTTTTTGTTCTTCATATATTTTTTTTCTTATGTCTTGGTCAGTTAGTTCTTTAAAATAATCTTTAAGAATTAACCAAGAGTACATTACCAAACACATAACTAAGTCATCATTTCGTCCATCTTCTGCCTCAAATGAATTTCCTTTTTGAACAAAAGTAGTTAACTCATTTATTATTTCAAAATCGGTAAATGTTATTTTATTATCTTCAATTAAAGTCTTCAAATTTAAACACCCAACTTTTTTGGTTGTTTTAGACATTTTTACGCCAAGTTGAACTTTTTTTCCGGAAAATCCTTGCCCCAAAATTTGTCCAGCCCTACCTCGCATTGAACTCATGAGTAAATTTGGATATTCTAAGTCATAATGAAGTCCAGCAGCTACTTGATCGCCAACATCATTAACCTCACAAAGAATATATGCTTTATTATATGATAATGCAATTTCTTTTATTATTTGTGGG